CTAGAATTTAACTGAGTTAGCGTGGTTGAGTAAATGGTCTGCATTAAGATGGGCATATTTCTTTACCATCTCTAATGTTTCCCAGCCACCCAATTCTTTTAAGGTAAATAATGGTGTGCCGGCCTGAACGTGCCAACTGGCCCAAGTATGCCTTAAATCATGGAAATGGAAATCAACCAATAAACATTTTTCAGTCGCTTTGTTAAATATTTTGCGGTTAATATCTTGTAATGCCTGCCCTTTGCTTCCTACAAAAACATATTTAGGATTTTTCCCTCTCTGCTTTTGTAATAATTCAATTGCATCATCATTAAGTAAAAGCGATCTCGCTTTTTCAGATTTGGCAATATCATTCGAAACAATCGCTACTTTACGGATAAAATCTATTTTATCCCAAGTCATAGAAAGTATTTCTGTTCGCCTTGCTCCTGTTAATAAAGCAAAAGAGCAGATAGTTTTCATCCAATCAGTACTAATATTATTAATAAACTGCTTGGCTTGTTCTTTGGTAATCCAACGAACCCGGATATCATCATCAAAATCTCGTGATTCTGAATCCGTCATTACGTGGTTATATGGATTGGTTGGTGGTGGGTTTCCTGCCGGTTCGGTTGCCCAATTATTATTGCTGTTTCCGCTGTTTGAGCTACCGAGCATTTGTAGCTGATCGGCGATGATTTCGGTCGTCCAGCGGTCTGTGCCGTCTTGGGCTTGCCATTTGCGAGTGCGTAGCTTGCCTTCCACATACACTTGCGAGCCTTTTTTCAGGTATTTGCCGATAATGTCAGCTAAATTCCGAAAGGCGATAATGCTATGCCACTCTGTGGCTTGTTTTTTCTCGCCTGAGGTTTTATCCGTCCATTCGGTTGAAGTTGCTACACTGATTTTGGCGACTGAATCGCCATTTGGCATTGTTCGTTCTCACTTTTTAGAGTGAATTGTCAGATCAAGTCTGATCTTCTACAGCTTAATTGCCTCTTGATTCAGTAATAGCGATCGTGCCTTACCTGATTTAGCGACATCATTAGTCACGATTGCTACCTTTCTTACAAGATCTATCTTATCCCAAGTCATTGTCAAAATTTCTGTCCGTCTGGCTCCAGTCATCAAAGCAAACTTACAGATAGATTTCATCCAGTCTGAACTTAATTTATCTATTAGCTGTTTTGCTTGTTCTTTGGTGATCCAGCGTACACGAATTGGCGGCTCTTTCTTTTTCGGTATGTGTGGGACTGCATCCAACATACCAAGTTTATGAGCGATATTTAATACTCTCGATAAAGATTTCACATACTTATTTTGCGTACTATGAGATAGAGGCTTTTTCGTATTTGCATTCTTTTTCGGGATATTTAGGATAATCTCCTGAGCTGTTAAAGAGCTGAGTTCACGACCGGCAAATTTGGATAACCAGTATTCAGCATGTCGCTTTTTTGTGGCTTTATCTTTTAATTCTTCGGCCGCACGAACGTAATGGAGCAAAGCATCTTCAAAGATATATTTTCTCTTTTCCTCGAGTTTATCCTCTGCCCACATTTCTTGCTTGAGTTTATCGTGATACTGCTGAGCTTCACGTTTTACAAGCGTGCGAGTGCTTCTCTTAATTCTCTTGCCGTTTGGGGTTGTGATATCAACCCACCACGGACCGTTTGCTTTTCGTCTGTAGATCGACATTTTTCATTCTCCTCGACCGACAGAGATAACCCTCGGTCATTATCAGATCGTTTTCTTATTGGGTCAATACCGGCTCTCTTTTTTGCTCTTTCCAAATCTTCTCGGTTGATCCGCCAAACTTCCGAGCCTACCATTTTAAAAAATCCCCAATCCGCCAAATGTTGGCGGACTGTATTTGGATGGCAATTTAATTCTTTTGCCACTTGATTAATAGTAAGATGTTCCATTCATTACTTTCTCCAAAATAAATCCCTCTAAACGAGGGATTGTACTAAATAATCGTTAAGTCTTTGCCTTATCCACTGCATCAAGGCACAGCCATACCGTTTCCATTTGGCACATTGGGGAAACGGTGAGCTAATACCGCACAGGGGAATGGCTCAATTTCAGAGAACCACAAAGGCTTACCTAAACCGTGCCACGCTATACTTGTAGCTTCGATACCGCTACAAATTGAGCCGTAGGTGAATTGCATTTTTTACCTATCCTATCGAAATACTCAAATTCCCAATACGGACAACATTTTCTTCGTTGGCTTCTAGGATTTCTCTCAACTTAGCATAGGTTTTGGGGCATCTTATTTGACATTCCTCTTCGTTGTAGAGAGCCTCTAATGTGTGCCATTCTTTTGCAAGTGCAGCCCAAACTTTCCCAAGTTCAGCCATTTTTTCAATCCTATTTCGCAAAAAAGGGACTGTCTCCAACAACAGAAAGCAACGCCTGAAATCCGATACATCGTGTGGGTAGCCTTCTATACTGAGGGCATCCAGAAGATCAAGAAGCCACGCTATCAGCGTCAACGGATACCCGAGGGCGCTATGGGCAGGATGCCGTTCTATGGCGTTGCCGAAGCGGGGCCATCCACTAACTACGGCGCTGACATATCAACACTGGTGCGGGAGATTGAGGCGGGGCGTTTATAGCCCTGTTTCAACCCTGTAATCCGGATACCCCTTTATTTTTAGGTGATTTCATCGGTAGGTTTGAGGATTTTGTCTTTTCTGATGTAATGATGTGTCATTCTTTTTGATGTATGCCCAAGTTGTTTTTGAGCTTGTTCATCGGTTGTCATTAGGGAAATATCGGTGGCTGCTTTGGCACGCATATCACGCATTTGTACTTTAGCGATTTCATCAGCAAGTTCAGGATATGCTTTCATTGCTCTCTCCCTTATTTCTTTAAAATGATCGCCTAAACTTCGCCGTTTTAATTTTTTCCCCCATTTATTGGTAAAAATCCAGTCTGATTCGTATCCCAACCTTTTATCTAAAATTTCTTTTAGCCGACCACTAATTTCAAATCTCACTTTTTTCCCTGTCTTCTGTTGAGTAATATGCAATATACCGTCATAGATGTGTGAGCGGTGTATATTACAAATATCAATCGGTCTTTGTCCCAGCAAATAGGCTGTTTCGATAATATCCGCCATTCTTTCATCTGCAAATTCATAGATTTTATCAAGGATATAATCCTCTACATAAACTTCACGATATTTGGTCGGGAATTTTTTTACACCTTGTGATGGGCTTGGAAGAGCAGTGTATCCCCATTCTCTTGCCATATTCCAAATTGTGTTAAATAAACCTACCTCAATATTAGCAACAGCCGGCGTGTCTTTTCTCCATTGTAAATATTGACTGATGTGCTTTGGCTCAATTTTTTCGAGCGGTGCAGGTGGGTTACCAAAGAATTTACATAGCCAATGAATAGCCTGTAAATTAGATTGACGAGTGTTTTTGGCTTTTTTGGTTGGAACAACTTCCAATTCATAGCGTTTTGCCACATCAATAAATAAAACAATTGGGGATTTTCTACTATTTTCAAAATTTAGCTTGGCTGCTTCTAAAATTGCTTCGTGTTTGTTTGTACCGAGAGACCTTTCTTTGCCGTCGGCAAGAACGTAAAAGTAGTATTCAACTATACTTCCGTTTGCTCGTTTTCTGCGGCGGCAGAGTAGGTTTTGTGGCAATCCGTTGTTTTCATATTTTCGAGGGCGTGCCATAAGTGCCTCCTTCTTCTCAATTTACGCTTTAAATGCATTTGATACCCAGTCAGAATCATTCGTTGCAATAGGTTTACGCTGTTTAGCCTGAGCATAATCACGGCGGACAACAGGGAATCCATTTGCATTTTCTTTAAATGGAATGCCCATAATGTTGAGTTGTTTTTTGATTAGATTTTTCTGCTTGCATTGAGTAATAAATTCAATCTCTTCACGAGAAAGGAAGTCAGTGTAGATGTTCATATTCTCTCCAAATAAACCCCTCATTTAGAGGGATTTGGTTAAATAATCGTTAAGTCGTTGAACCTATCGAAATGCTCACATTACCGATGCGGACAACATTTTCTTCGTTGGCTTCTAGGATTTCTCTCAACTTAGCATAGGTTTTGGGGCATCTTATTTGACATTCCTCTTCGTTGTAGAGAGCCTCTAATGTGTGCCATTCTTTTGCAAGTGCAGCCCAAACTTTCCCAAGTTCAGCCATTTTTTCAATCCTATTTCGCAAAAAAGGGACTGTCTCCAACAACAGAAAGCAACGCCTGAAATCCGATACATCGTGTGGGTAGCCTTCTATTTTTGGTCTTATTCCGTAACCAAGGTAAAAAGCCATTGTTTTACTGCTTACCCCTGTCTCTCCATTGGCAAGCCACCAAGCGATTTTGTCTTCTATGTGCATTTTTCCTCCAAAAATTAACCGCTTGCGGAACAAGTTCTACAAGCGGTTGTCAAGTGTTCATTTGTTCAATGAACAGTTCATTGTGAATAACAAAACCGCTTGAATTACAAGCGGTCTATTTTGTTGCGTAAATTTACTGTTAGCGTTGAGCCATAACCGACTACGACCGCTGGCCCGAAGATATTGACGGCGAGGGGGACGGCTTCTCGCTTGCCTCCAAACGGACGACCACTTTTATGTCAGCCGGAATGACTTTAGTGGAGAGTTCGCCTGGTAAAGATATTGTCGATCTCAAACATATCCCGAAAAGTAGCCACGAAGCCCCACCGACTACCGGTATTTTAAGCCTCTACAATCGAGGCGACCGCAGACGCTTTAGCGAAACAGTTGATAGGTAAGCTATGAAAATCCATACCCAAATCCGAAAAGAAATCCTTTCATTATTAGAGGCAAAATTAACGGACATCGAGCATTTTTATAACGGGCAACCGAATTTCATTGATATTGACGAACAGCAACTTGCCATCTCTGTTTATCTTGATGAGATTAACCGTCAGGAGCTTACCTTATGCGATGAACAGTGGACAGCTCAACTTAACATCACGATTTATCTAAAATCAGTTGATGAGGCAGAAGATGAATTAGATGAGTGGGCCGAAAAAATCCGTGAAGTGGTTGAAACATATTCTGCGTTTGAACATTTAGAGGGCATCAGCCTTTCTCAATATCAATACGAACAAGATCAAAATCAAAGAACTTGGCACTCAGCCACATTGATTTTTGATGTTGAATACTAACAAGCAAATAATCCTTATAGGAGAATCTACAATGGCAAAAACAACAAAAGTCCAAGGCACAAAATTTAGAATTGGCATTGGACGTGAAGCCCAAAAGGCAATTACGGCTATCACTTTAGCTACAGCAACGCTTACTATTGCCACATCAGGCTATAAAAAAGGCGATGCAATCGAAATTACCGGTTGTGGTCAGTTAGACGGCATTTATCCTGTATTATCTGTAACAGGCGATCAAGTCAAATTGTGCGAAGAAGTAAACTGGACGGGTAAAGATTTACCGGCTAATTACACCAAAGCCAAAGCAGCTTTAGTACAATACTCAGACCAATTCTGTGCGGTAAAAAACATTGAAAAATCTGATGATACGTTAAGTACCGAAGATGTTACAACGGTCTGCTCGGAAGGTACAGAAACCGAACCCGGAGAAATTGAATTTGGCTCAATTAAACTGAGCTTTTTTCACAAGCCAAGTACGGAAATGCAAACTCGCTTACGCAAATTGTTTTATGACAAATCCACCTTTGCGTACAAATTAGAATTACCTGATAACCACGGCACAACCTATGGCGAAGGTTTCATTGAGGCGGGTAACGGCTTTAGTGGCGAAGTTAAAGGCAAATATGAAGGCTCGGTATCAATTAAACCAAGCAAACGTGATTATTTGCTAGTGTAATTACAAAATATTGCTCCAAATCGACCGCTTGTAATATTGCAAGCGGTCTTTTTTATCCTAAATTTTACAAAAGGAATCGACAATGACACTCCGTGAAAAACTCCTCGCCAACAAACCAAAATTACAATCTATCGAAATCAACGGTGAGACCTACTACCTGCGTGAAGCCACTGTTGGCGATATGAATAAGCAGATTTTTGAAACCCGAAGCTGGCTCATTCAACAAGCTGAACAAGAAAATGTTGAATTACCGGCAGAAGATGATGAAACCTTTGACGAAGCTCTCAACCGTTTTGGCGAAAAATACCGCCTTGCTCAATCGGTTGCCTACCGTTTATGTGACGAAAACGGTGCATTACTGTTTAACCCACTTAACATTGACGATCTCAATGCGATTGCCGAATTAGACAGTAAAGTGATTATCGACTTTAACCAAGCCGTGTCCGCCCCAAAAGACTCAGCGAGCGAAGAAAGTTCCAAATAACCCTTTCGCTCGCACTGGGTAAAACCCTTGAAGAAATCGAACAAATGCCTGAACGCCACTTTGCCGAATATCAGCTTTTTTATCAAGAGCAACCTTTTGGGCTTTGGCGTGAGGACTATCGTGCTGCTCAACTTGCCCACTTAACCGCAATGATCAACCGTGACCCAAAAGGCAAAGCCCCTGAACTCTCGGAATTTATGCCGTTTTTTAATCGGGCTGATGAAGTAGAAGCAAATGAAGATGATGGCGTTGCGGATTATTTGGCGAAAAGGTAAATCTCTTGTATTTCATTGTAATTCTGTCTATAATTGGTGTAATACATAGAAATACAGGAGAGATAAAATGGCGACTATCAATGATGCTTTCAGTTTTAGAACAAATACCGAAATAAAAAATACCGCATTTGATGTAATTAAAAACTATGGAATGACACCCTCTCAGGTGTTTAATATGTTTTTAACCGAGATTGCAAAAACGAAAACTATTCCGTTAAGTTTGAATTATCAACCCAATCTTGAAACAAAATTGGCAATGCAAGAAGCAAAATCAGGTAAAAATGAAGTTTATGCCTCACTTGAAGCATTTCATAAAGCAATGTTAGCGGAGTAAATAATGCTACAAATTTCGCCGACAAACGCATATAAAAGAGACTTTAAAAAGATTGCAGCCGAATTAGTCGGTAGTTCGGAATATGTGGAAGTAATGTATTGCCTAATAAACCAATTACCATTGGCGGAAAAATATAGAGATCACCCACTACAAGGTGAATGGCAAGGCTTTAGAGATTGCCATATTAAGCCTGATTTAGTGTTGATTTACGCTGTTGAAGATAATCTGCTCCGCCTTGTTCGTTTAGGATCGCACGCTGAATTATTTGGATAATTTCTGTAAAAACTAACCGCTTGCGATTTTGTGCTGTGGGCGGTATAGTTGGAATATTAACAAAGGAGGGAAAAATGAAAAATGTACTTCTATTTATCGTACACTTTTTCTTAATCGCAATGCTCTCAATTATCCCAATATTAATTATTCTTGGAGCAATCGAAAGAGATCCTTACTATACTGCGTGGATTTTCCTTAGCGTATTTTTAGGCATTGGAGCATTGTTATATTTTGCAACCATTGTTTCTAAGTTAATTAACAAGGGAAAAACACAAACATTAGAAGAAAAACGATATGCAGAATATTGGAATAATGTAAAAGTCAATATTCCCAAATAGTCTAACTGATAAATGACCAAAAGCTCGCTTTATGCGGGCTTTTTTATTGGAGAAAAACAATGAGTGGCTTAGGAAAATTAACCGTTACCTTAGAGCTTGAAAATGCAAAATTTCAGTCCGCAATGACGAAATCTGATTATGAGGCACAAAAATTTGCCAAGAACTTTATCCAAAATATGGATAGAGCTAGAAATCACGCCAAAGAATTTGCCGATCGCTCAACCCAATATTTAAAAAACATTGAGCAAGCGGCAAAGAACCTCAATAAAAATTCTGAATTTTCATTTTTATCGACTATTGGTGGACATTATCAATCAATGTCTAGTGGCATATTGAGTGCGGCAAAAGCCTATACTGATATTCAAAATAAAATGAAATTAGTAAGCGGTAGTTCAGCAGAGGCAGCTAAACGATTAACTGATGTGTTTGATATTGCGACTAAAACAAGCCAAAGTACAGAGGCTGTTTCAGGTGTCTATCAAACATTTGCTCAAAATGCCCAATCTCTCGGACTGGCTCAAAAAGATGTAGCAGAATTAACTAAAACGGTCTCTCAAGCCGTTGCTGCAAGCGGCGCAAGCAGTTCTGCAGCAAGTAATGCCCTAACCCAATTTGGTCAATCACTTTTAATGGGCAAAATGAAAGCCCAAGAATTTAACTCGCTCATTACTCAAACCCCAACCATTATTCAAGCAATGGCAAAAGGTTTGGGAATGACAATGGCAGAATTTAAAGCAGCGGTATACCGGGCAAAATCTTTACTTGGATAACATTCAAGGGCAAGGTTTTGAGAGAGTGGATACACCCCAAATCGGCGATGTGATTTTAATACAGGTCGGTTCTGATGTGCCGAATCACGCAGCGATTTATATTGGTGAACAAATGGTAATCCACCATAGCCCGAACCGATTATCTAAGCGTGATTTATATGACGGTTATTGGTTACGCCATACCCACAGTATTTGGCGGCATAAACTGGCGGATAGATTGGATTTTGACGGCATATTTAATGATATAGGAGAACAATATGAAATTTAGTAAATATCAATTATTAGTTAATAAGATCTGCTTTATTTGTGGTAAAAAAGATTGTCCACAAATGAAAAAGAGTAAAGACTACAAAGACTTTTTGGATGCTTTAGAAAAAGGGGATGTTGATAAAGCAGATAAAATATACAATACGAAGTTTTCACAGTTTTCTAAATCTTTTGGTCATGAAATGGAAAAGAATTTAGAGAAAAATCGTATACCTCCTATTTATCAGGGAGTTCCATTTGATTCTTTTGACTTATATCAGCATTATTCTTATGGTAATGGAGAGGCATTAAATCTTTCATCCGTTGGATTAAGTAATAAAATTCGTCCTCTAGTGAATAAAGATAAAGCATTTGGTAAATCCAATGGAAGTATAGAAAGCCGATTTATTTCGCAATATAAAAATGAAGGACGCACATCTTTCTCCAATGCTTATGATTTTACAAAAGAAGCATCGGGTATTGCAGATCCGTTATGGGCGTTAGGAACAGCTACCATTAGTGGAGAATTGAAAGATATACAAATTTTTCCCGGTGGTATTGCTAGGGGAAATATCCATTATAGTATCAGGGACAGATTCACTGACCCATTTGATACATTCAATTTTACTAAAGGAGAATGGAACCCAAATGGAACACCTTATATTATTCAAGATAGCTGGATAAAATCGGTACGATTTTCGATAGACAAGAAGATAAAAATAACACCTTAATTATGATAGTAATATAAAACAATTGGCAATATTATTTTAAATAAAAAAATAAGTATTCCAATATAGATTGCTGATTTTATGGTGTATTTAATTTGTTTCTCGAAAATAAAAAAATAACTAGTAATTGCATATAAACAAATAAGTAATAATATGCTTATAGAGTTAAGAAAAATAAAGAACATAAATCCCCTTTATTTTGGCTATAATTGTAATGGTGAGTCATGACTAAAATTAAATTTTACGGCAATTTAAAAAAATTTGGTAGTGAATTTAGCTTAGAAGTTAAAGATACTGCCGAAGCTATCCGAGCCTTATGTACACAGATTAGCGGATTGCGTGAGGCATTACGAGACGGTGTTTATAAAGTCCGTATCGGCAAACAGTATTTAGACCCGTCAGCCCTTGAAAAAGGGCTTTTTTATTGTCTGAAGAAAGGGCAAACCATTCATTTTACCCCTGTTATCAAAGGAGCGAAAAGCGGTGGCGTGTTTAATTTTGTTTTAGGTGCAGCCTTGATCGGAGCCGCATTTTTTACTGGCGGTGCTTCTATTGCGGCTTGGGGAGCTGGAGCAAAAATGATGGGTATGTTAGGGGCTTCGATGTTACTAGGAGGAGTTTCCCAAATGCTCACCAAAATGCCAAAAGCCCCCACAATGGGTAATGAAACAGAAAAAGAAAGCTCAACGGCTTTTTCAAATTTAAATAACTTGGTGACTCAAGGCAAACCTGTGCCGTTGGCTTATGGCTTAATTCGGACCGGCTCGCTTGTGATATCGCAGGGAGTTGAGACGATCACCATTAAAGAAAACCAACCGGCAAGCAACAAGAAAACCGGCTTTAGAAAATAAGGGATAATTATGCGTATTTACGGAGCAAAAGGTGGTGGCGGCAGTAGCCATACCCCGATTGAAGCACCGGAAACCGGTCGCTCAAAACAGATTGTGAATATTGTGGAATTGCTGTGCGAGGGCGAAATTGAAGGCTTGGTAGATGGCTTTAAATCAATTTATCTTGACGGCACGAAAATCCAAAACGATGACGGCACCTATAATTTTAATAATGTGAGCGGTCAGCTAAATGTCGGTACGCAAGATCAAGATGTGTTGGACGGTTACGATAGCTCACAGAATGAAGTGAATGTGGGTGTTGAGATTAAGAAAAAGAATGGGGCTATTGTCCGCACCGTAACTGATGACAAGCGGTTTTTTATTTAAATAATTTTAAGGAATTGTTTATGACGGTCGAAGTTGGCGGAGTTGTAATTACCGCAGATCTAGAATTTGAAAATCTGCTAAGAGATACTCAAAAAGTTGATAAAGCGATGGATGACATCGGAAAATCAACATTAAAAGCAGAAAAAGGGCTGAAAGGGCTAGAAACGCAGGCAACCAAAACGGCGATAGCAGTAAATCAAGCCACAAACAAAATGAAAAATATCCGTGGAGTAGCAGGTCAACTTGGTTATCAAATTCAAGACATCTCAATAATGCTTCAAATGGGTTCTAACGCTTCAACCGTTATTGCTCAGCAAGGGTCGCAAATCTTAAGTATTTTCGGTCCAATGGGAGCTGTTGCAGGGGCGATCTTAGCTATTAGTGGTGCTATTGGTGGGGCGTTACTCCCTAGTTTGTTTGATTCAACTGATGCAACTGAGCTTTTGGCAGCAGCTCAAAAAAATCTCAGCGAAGTAGTTACTCAAACGGAAAGTGGTGTTTCCGCCCTTTCTGCGAAAATCATTAAATTAGCAAAAGTAAGCGAAGATGCAGCAAAAGCAAAAATTGCAGTAGCTATGAGTGATGCAAAAATAGCTATTAAGGCAGCAGGGGATTCATCACAAAAGGCATTTGAGCAATTTGACGGCTTTTTTGGATCGTTTACAAATTCAAGTCAAAGTATTCGGAACGCAATTGACGAATTAAAACGCTATGAATCAAAAGGTAAAGATGTTGGTGCCGTAATAAAAGAACTTGGAGGCACATATGGTGGTGCAATTGCCGAAGTTAATGCGCTGGATTCTGTGACAAGCGAAATGTCTAAAACGCTTGGTATTACTCAATCTGAGGCTCTTGGTTTGATAAAACTGTTGGCTCAATTAGAGCAAGACAAAAGCCCTGATAATATTAAATTACTCGCGATAGCTTTATCTGACTTAAGCGATAAAAATGGGTGGGCGAACGAAGAGCTAAATAAGCTAACCAGAACGATAAACGATAATTCAGTATCTGCTTTAGATGCCGAAACATCAGTAAGACTCTTAGAGTCTGCTATAAAAGACTTGCAAAATGCAATCCAAAACTCCCAAGGTGCATTGGATGGCAATGTAGCAAAAATGAATCAACTTGCAGATGCGGCAGAAAGAAAAGCTGCAACGATAGGCAAGACTGAGCGTGAAACTGCTAAATATGCAGCTACGCTATTAGCTACAACCGATGAAGCTAAAAAAAATCTTGATTCCACATTAAGTAGGATTGACGCATCATACGATCAAATCGAAGCCTATCAAGCCGAACAAAAAGCCTTACAAGATAAAAAGACCGCAGATGCAAAAGCTGCCAGAGAAGCTGAAGCGGCTGCAAAAAAATCCGCTCAAGCCAAGAAGCAAGTTGTCGAACAGTTGCGACAAATGGCTACACAGTACGAGATTGCTGTTTTGAGGCAAAAGGGAATGCATCTCGAAGCCGTAAAATTAGAAGCTGGTATGCGTTTAGGAGCTGCGGCAACAAAAGAGCAACGAGAAGAAGCTGAAAAACTAGCACAAAGTATTTATGGAGCAACCGCAGCAAGTCAGAACTTTAACGCTATACAAGCCCAAGCATCTCCTGTTACTGCATTAGACCAACGACATCAACAACAGCTAGCTCAGATCGAAGAATATAAAATCTTGTATCCACAAAAAATAATGGAAGCAGAAGCTGCGAGAGCTGCAATCGAAGAACAATACCGCCAGCAACGAATGGAAGCTCAATGGGAGGAGTGGAAGCAAGCGAGCGACGGGGCGAGAATGTTTGGTGATGCGGTTGATGCTGTTGGTTCAAGTGCAACAAGCACAATTACGGGGCTACTAAATGGCACAATGTCCGTGCGTGATGCTTTCGCATCAATTGCAAATACGATCTTAAATAGTGTAGTACAAAGCCTTGTCGAAATGGGTATGGCTCAAGTTAAGCAAATGATTATGGGGCAAACTGCTGCCAAGGCTTCTATGGCGGCGCAAAAGGTGCAAGCTAAAGCGTTAGCTGCTTCATTTGCACCCGCGGCCTCTATGGTTTCTCTTGCCACACAGGGGGCGAATGCTATTCCCGCTCAAGCTGCGATCACGTCAACTATGAGTATGGCTCAAGTCGCCGCGGTGACAGGTCGTAAACTTGGCGGCCCTGTATCAGCTAGACAGATGTATCGTGTCGGCGAGAACAATCAGCCCGAAATCTTCAAAGCGAGCAATGGGATGCAATATATGATCCCCGGTCAAAGCGGTCGTGTATTCAGCAACAAGCAGTCGCAAGGTCAAGGTGGAGGCGAAAGCAAAACAGTAGCTGTCATCGTAAATCAAACCAATCACTTTAGCAGCGATGAAGCCAGTGCAAATCAAGCGGCTGTTGCAAAAGCATTGAGCAATCAAATCAAGGCTTCCGTGAGATTGGAATTGCAGTCACAAATGCGAGCTGGTGGAGTTCTAGCGAGGTAATCAATGCAAACATTTAATTTCAAGGTTGAGCAAGACTACACTGTTCAAAATGAGCCCAGTGTCGTCATACTAAAATTTGCCGATGGTTACGAGCAAACCGCTCCCAAAGGGTTAAACCACAATCTGAAAAAATACCAAGGCATTACCGTAAAAGCGAACAAAGCAGAAGCGGTGAAGATTCAGCAATTTCTCAATGCTCACGGTGGGTATAAGAAATTCAACTGGCGCGATAGAACAAGCGATGAGACGGTAACGGTTCGTTGCAGAAGCTGGAGCTCCACTAAATTAGGTGCAGTCATTGAGTTTACACTTAATTTCGATGAGGTGATTTAATGCCAAAAGCCCCCCCCAAAAAAATGGCATCAGAGTTGATAAAACTCGAACAAGATGCCCTGATTGAGCTGTGGGAGATAGATCTCACTCACATCTACTCTAGCTCAAACCCAAATCAGCGCGGAGAGATATTCCGCTTTCACAATGGCGTGAGCCAAACACAACAGAACATCTGGTGGCAAGGCAATGAATACCAAGCATACCCGATTGCCGCCGATGGTTTTGAGATTTCGGGTCAAGGACCGTCAAATCGTCCAACACTCACTGTCTCTAACCTGTACGGTGTTGTCACGGTATTAGTAGAAGATTTCGGGCAACCCGTAGAGGCGAAAGTCAGCAGTGAAGAGACTGTAGATGGCAATATCCAAATGACGGTGGAACTGCTGAAAAAAATGGATCAAATCGCCGATCAACGCTACCGTAGAAATCAGTTAAATGATTTAAGAACAGGTGGAACATTATCTAAATAGGTGAAGTATGCCAATTAGTATTTCTAACCAAATGAAACTAGATCTTGCCAAACTTGAGCAAAATGCAATGCTGGACTTGTACGAGGTTGATTTGCGTAAATTGCAAGACAAAAACGGCAATGCTGGTAGTGTTTACCGCTTTTATTCTGGGCTAAATGAACTCAAAACAAGTATTGTCTGGCAAGGTCGAACTTACGACCCTTACCCCATCGAGGCAACAGGATTTGAGCGTAACAGCAGCGGCCCAAGCAATCGCCCTACTCTTACGCTATCAAATCTGTTTGGCTTAGTTACGGGTATTGCTAATCAGTTTGACGAATGTATCGGTGCGATTGTTCGCCGTCATCAGGTTTACGCCCAATATTTAGATGCAGTAAACTTTGCTGGAGGTAATGCCAAAGCCGATCCTAATCAGGAAATCATCAGCCATTTTGTGATTGAGCAACTTTCAAGCCTCACACGAGAGACTGCTACTTTTACGCTTGCGTTGCCGATTGAAACCGATAATGCCAAAATCCCCAGCAGAATTATTATGGCGGACACCTGCACTTGGATTTACCGCTCGGCGGAATGTGGCTACACCGGCAAGCAGTATTTTGATGAAAAAGACAAGGCAACATCAGACCCAAAAGCCGATAAATGCAGCCATTGCCTGAACGGTTGTGAATTGCGAGGCAATCAGCGTAATTTTGGTGGATTTGTATCGGTGAATAAATTGGGGTAATGAATGGAATTGGAACAACAAATAATCGACTACGCCCTCCAACACGAACCGCACGAAATGTGCGGCTTTGTTGTTTTTGACGGCAATAAAAATCGATTTATCCCTTGCGAAAACCAAGCGGAAGACAAAGCCAATTACTTTGAAATCTCCGATCTTGATTACATCAAAGCAGAAGAAAAAGGCGAACTGGTAGCGGTGGTACATTCACATCCCGAGCCAAACGGCAAGCCTATATTATCTGTGCTTGATCGCAAAATGCAGGTACAGACCGGTTTAGATTGGTGGCTAGTGCATAATCGGCAAATCCATAAATTCCGCAATGTACCACATTTAATCGGGCGTGAGTTTAAACACGGCACAATGGATTGTTACACGCTCTACCGTGATGCCTATATGCTTGCCGGTTACGAGATGGACGAGTTCGAGCGACAAGATGACTGGTGGCATACCGGGCAAAATCTTTATTTGGATAATATCCAAGGGCAAGGTTTTGAGCGAGTGGAAACCCCACAAATCGGCGATGTGATTTTAATGCAAGTAGGTGCTGATGTGCCGAACCACGCTGCCATTTACATTGGCGAACAGATGGTAATCCATCATAGCCCGAACCGATTATCTAAGCGTGATTTATACGACGGCTACTGGTTACGTCATACCCACAGCATTTGGCGGCATAAACTGGCGGATAAGTTAGATTTTGACGGCATATTGAATGATATTGCTGTAAATAACTAACAAAAAATGACCGCTTGTAACAAAAACAAACCCCGAAGCGTTTGCAGCACTTCGGGGTTTTTCATATCCACTTACCTAACTAAGAGGACATAAATTGAATGAATGATAAACGATTTACATTCAAATTTCTAGGAGTTCTTATGGAAGCAATAAATATTACCCCAAAAGAAATCAGAAAAACAATGTGGACAGCCGCAATAATTCTCTTTTTGTTTGCGTTCATCTGGAAAGCCCCTGAATTTATCACTGCTATTCGTTGGTGGTAACTATGATTACAGTTAAATTTTACGGACACCTTAAAACATTCGGCACAGATTTTAAAATTTTAGTTAAAGACATCGCTGAGGCAATTCGTGCTCTGTGTTCACAGCTTAAAGGATTGCGTGAAGCGTTGCGAGACGGTGTTTATAAAGTCCGTATCGGTAAGCAGTATTTAGACCCATCAGCCCTTGAAAAAGGGCTTTTTTATTGCCTGAAGAAAGGGCAAACCATTCATTTTACCCCTGTTGTCAAAGGAGCGAAAAGCGGTGGTATTTTTCAAGCGGTGTTAGGTGTGGCGTTAATTGGGGCTGCATTTGCGTTAGGTCCTATCGGCTTAGGATTGGTTGGCTCTGCTACAGCAATGACAGTTGGAGCAATGGGGGCATCAATGTTACTAGGAGGAGTTTCCCAAATGCTCACCAAAATGCCAAAAGCCCCCACAATGGGTAATGAAACAGAAAAAGAAAGCTCAACGGCTTTTTCAAATTTAAATAACTTGGTGGCTCAAGGCAAACCTGTGCCGTTGGCTTATGGTTTGATTCGTACCGGCTCGCTGGTGATATCGCAGGGAGTTGAGACGATCACCATTAAAGAAAACCAACCGGCAAGCAACAAGAAAACCGGCTTTAGAAAATAAGGGATAATTATGCGTATTTACGGAGCAAAAGGTGGTGGCGGCAGTAGCCATACCCCGATTGAAGCACCGGAAACCGGTCGCTCAAAACAGATTGTGAATATTGTGGAATTGCTGTGCGAGGGCGAAATTGAAGGCTTGGTAGATGGCTTTAAATCAATTTATCTTGACGGCACGAAAATCCAAAACGATGACGGCACCTATAATTTTAATAATGTGAGCGGTCAGCTAAATGTCGGTACGCAAGATCAAGATGTGTTGGACGGTTACGATAGCTCACAGAATGAAGTGAATGTGGGTGTTGAGATTAAGAAAAAGAATGGGGCTATTGTCCGCACCGTAACTGATGAACGAATTAACCGCTTGCGTTTAACGTTGGGAGTAAGGTCATTATTCCACCAAAATAATCAAGGCGATACCAATACCACCAATGTTGATTTAAAAATCACGATTGGCACACGGCAATATTCGCATAGCTTTAACGGCAAATACAGCTCGCAATACCTTGAATCTGTGGTGTTTGATAACCTGCCGCCTGTGCCGTTTAATATCTCGGTTGAACGTGTAACAGAGGATAGCAATTCTCAACGACTACAAAACGGTACAATTTGGAGCAGCTATACCGAAATTATCGACACCGAATTTACTTACCCTAATTCAGCGGTTGCCGGTATCAGTTTTGATTCGGAGTATTTTAATAATATCCCGACCCGAAACTACCTAATTAAAGCGAAAAAAGTCAAAGTGCCAAGCAATTATGATCCAGTTAAACGCACTTACACCGGCTTTTGGGACGGCACATTTAAAGTTGCGTGGACGAACAACCCTGCTTGGGAAATTTACGATTTAGCTCCGATTTTAAGCAAAATGCTTGGGGTTGAAATCAGTTTTGACAAATGGGCGTTGTATGATGTTGCTCGCTATTGCGATCAACTTGTGCCGGACGGTATGGGTGGAATGGAGCCTCGTTTCACCTGTAACGTATGGCTCACGGAAGTTAAAACTGCCTATGACTTGTTGAATGATTTCTGCTCGGTATTCCGTGCGATTCCGATTTGGACCGGAACAGAAGTATCGGTCATTATCGACCGTCCGCGTGATCCGGTTTGGACTTACACAAATGCTAATGTAGTTGGTGGATTTGAACGATCCTACTCTGCTCGCAAATCACGCCATAATGCAGTGCAAGTTACTTATTCGGATAAAACAAATGGCTATGAAAGTGCGATTGAATATGTCTCTGATGACGAGGAAATCAAAAAGCACGGCTTAAATTTAAGTCAAATTACTGCTTTCGGTTGTACCTCTCGGGGGCAAGCACACCGTACCGGAAAATGGATTTTGGAAACCGAAAAACGGGAAAAGGAAACCATTACTTTTACCGTGGGACGTGAGGGCTTAATGCACTTGCCGGGCGATATTATTCGTGTGGCAGACAGCCATTATGCCGGTACGGAAATTGGCGGACGTGTACTGGCGATTAATGGGCGAAAAGTCACGTTAGATCGTGAAATTAGCATTGATAACGCCAGTTATTTTACCTATATCAACGGTGAGGCAACGCACTCTAGCAAAATCCAATCGGTAAACGGCAAAGAAATTACGCTGGATAGTACACCAACCGGCTTAGAAACCTACGGTGTTTGGTCGTTATCGACTAAACAAATCAGCTCTGGATTATATCGCTCAATCTCGATTGTCGAAAATGCGGACGGCACAAACACTATCACAGCGTTACAACACGAACCGCAGAAAGAGGCAATTGTTGATAACTCCGCTCACTTTGTGGAAACGGCTAGAACACTCTACAAAGCTCCACAAATTAACGCAGTGGAAGTCTCGACCGGTTATGACGGTAAGCTCTACATTACCGGTGATATTAGCTCCGGTGATGGCAAGCTAACCTATGATATTAAAATTACCAAAGATGGCAATTTATATCAATACAAAAAAGGCTTAAGCGATCCGAACATTGAACTAAGTGATTTACCTAACGGCGATTATACCGTCATTATTTACGGCAAAAACGCCAAAGGGCAAATCGTCACCGAAAAAACACAAACCTTTACTATTGATCGACCTCCAGCTCCGACCGGTGTAGTAGTAACAGGTGGATTAGGGCAAATTACCCTCGAATGGGATTGGGTAAATGAGGTTACGCAAACCGAGATTTTCGCGGCCGAAACCGATAATTTCGCCCTTGCAAAAAAAATCGCAAAAGTGACCGCTAGAACCTACGCTCACACACTAAAAGGTAACAAGGTTGTACGCTATTATTGGCTACGTCATACCAGAGGCATTAATGTCGGACCGTTTTATCAACAACAGGGGGTAAGAGGACAAACAGCGGTTGATTTGGATGCTCGATTAACCGAATTAAACACTCAGTTATCACGCAATATTGTTAATGAGGTTTTTGATGTTGCTGCACCGGCAAGAGGTTTAGAATTAGTGAAAACAGTCGCTAATTTGACCGACAAAGGTACTAAACTGGCGTCATCTCAAGTTTACAATCAGGCTGACGGCAAGCTCTATACTTGGAACGGTACAGCATACTCAGCTACAGTGGCTGCGGAAGATGTTACCGGCAAATTATCAAAATCTAAAATTGATACGTCCCTTATTTCGCAATTAACAGGTGCAGATAACACCGCAAATTTGGCAAGAAGATTAGCGGAAACAGCTCAAAGCAACATTAACCAAGAGATTACTAACCGACAAGATGCCGTTACTGCCGAAGCAAATAACCGTACTAAAGCCATTCAAGCCGAAAGTGCGAATTTAACGAAAAAAATTCAAGCTGAAGCAACCGCTCGTGGGGCTGCTGTTACACAGTTACAAAATGTTGATGCTCAACAAGCACAGTTGATTTCTGCTGTCACAGCAAAAGCTGATAATGCTCTTTCAGGCTTGGAAGAGGAAAAAACAGCACGAGCAAACGGCGATAAAGCGGAGTCTCAAGCACGTGAAGCATTAACAGCAAGAATGGGAGCAGCTGAAAGCAATATCGTAACTATTCAACGTACGGTAGCAAATAATGCCCAAAGCATTAGTGAAGTCAGTCAGAATTTAAATGCTAAGATTGATAATATTAATATCGGCGGGGGGGG